GAAAGATATAGTGGTAAGAAAAACGATCCTGATTTAAATCAAGAGATAGTTGATAAAGCACTATCCTTTGGTGAACCAGACAAAGTAGTTTGGTTTGAAAAACCATATCTTAAAAAGACACGACAATTATTTGCAGGTCAGTATAGTGAAGTCTTTACTAAACAAAACACACCTAAAGAATATCTAAAACAATTTGGTATACATCAAAAGTTACAATATGTTCCTCACCACCTATCACACGCAGCTGCAGGATATTACACTTCACCTTATGATGAAGCAGTGGTTGTAGTCATTGATGCAATTGGTGAGTGGGATTGTGCTAGTGTGTGGCACGCTAAAGATGGTAAACTCAGAAAGAAATGGAGAAGAGGATATCCACATAGTTTAGGTTTGTGGTATTCGGCTATGACACAACGATTAGGATTGAAACCACAAGAGGATGAATACATTCTTATGGGAATGGCTGGTTGGGGAACTGTAGATGAAAAGTTAAAACATAATATCAGACAAGACTTCTTCAATAGTTATCAAGAAACCTTAGTATTGAAAGGTAATCTACATAAGGGTTGTAGATGGTGGAATCCTAAGTATTATCCTGATGATGGTAGTGATGAGTGGAAGTTTAATATAGCTGCAAATGTTCAGTCTATATGTGAGGATGAAATCAAAAAGATATTTCGTTTTCCAAAAGTTAATTTACCTAATGTAAAGAATTGTGTATACATGGGTGGTGTGGCACTAAATTGTGTAGCTAATAGTATTATAGCTCGTGAGTATTATGATAATTTATGGATTATGCCTAATCCTGGCGACGCAGGAAGTTCTTTAGGTTCAGCGGCTTACGTGTATGGAGATAAAGTAAACTTTGAACAATGTTTCATAGGTAATGAAATAAAAGGTAGATATCCAACCAAGAAAGTTCTTGACGAATTACTAAAAGGGAATATCGTTGGTGTAGCAAATGGTAAAGCTGAGTATGGTCCAAGAGCGTTGGGTAATCGTAGTCTATTAGCAGACCCAAGAGGTGATGATATCAAAGACAAGGTAAATAGAATAAAGAAACGTCAAGAGTTTCGCCCGTTTGCACCAAGTGTATTGGAAGAACACGCACATGAGATATTCGATATGCCTGTTCGTAAATCTCAGTTTATGCAGTTCGTAGCAGATTGTAAGTATCCTGATAAGTATCCTGCTATCTGTCATGTAGACGGAACATCAAGAGTTCAGACTGTTAGTAAGGAAGATAACATACATTATTACAATCTAATCAAACGATTCTACAAAGAAACAGGTTGTCCGATGGTTCTAAACACAAGTCTAAATATCAAAGGTGAACCAATCGTCAATGATGAAAAAGATGCAAAAAGATTCGAAGAACGATATGGAGTAAAGGTTTTTACTAAATAAGATATTTATTAGTAACAAACTGGAGTTCTTTCGTGATTAAGTTAATGGATATATTATTAGAGGGTGTCAACGATCCTGGCATATTTAAAGCAGTGTTTCTTGCTGGCGGTCCAGGTAGTGGAAAAACCTATGTAGTAAAACAAATTTTTGGTATACCTGATAAGTTTAATATCAGTATGAGTGGTATGAAAATGGTAAACTCTGATAAAGAGTTAAAATATCTACTGAAGAAATATGGATTTGGCACAGATTTAGACAAGATGCCAGATGAAGTATTTGATGATTTAACCGCACCTGGTCAGAGTGGATTGAGAACTTTCAGTAAATCACTTACCAAACAAAGAATGAAATTGTATCAACAAGGTAAGTTGGGTATGATTATTGATGGAACAGGTCATGACTTAGGTAAGATACAAAGAATGAAAAAAGAATTAGAGGATGATGGATACGATACCTACATGGTATTTGTAAATACATCATTAGAGGTGGCACAGAAAAGAAATCAAGAAAGAGATAGAGTATTACCACCTAAATTGTTAGAGAAGAGTTGGAAAGATGTTCAGAAAAATCTTGGTTCTTTCCAAGCATTATTTAAAAATAATTTCGTGATAGTTGATAATTCAAATCATCTAACACCCAAACAAGCGGAGGCAAAATTTGTTCCATTGGTTACTAAAGTTATTAGAAAATTTGTGGCAAAACCCATCAAGAACAAACTTGGAAAAATGTGGGTTGCAAAACAAAAACGTCTTAATAGGAGAAAATAAAATGCTTACAACATTTGATGAAATAATAGAAGTTACATTACACCATGAGGGTGGATATGTTCACGACCCAAAAGACTTAGGTGGTGAAACTAATTTTGGGATTGCAAAACGATTCTATCCTGATGTAGATATCAAGAACCTTACTAAAGAGGGAGCTAAAGAAATCTACAAAAAAGATTATTGGGATAGAAACAAAGTAGATGATTTACCTGATGATTTAAAACACATCTTTTTTGATATGTGTGTGAATCAAGGTAGAGGAACAGCAGTTAAGATTCTACAGAGAGCAATCAATGGTAAAGGTGGAGACTTAACAGTTGATGGTGGATTCGGACCAGGTACAAAAGCAGCATTAGCAAAACATACACCTGAGTTAGAAAGAGTTCGTTGTTACAGATTAAAACACTACTATGATTTAGTAAATAAGAAACCTGAACAAGAACGATTTATATTCGGTTGGTATAAGAGAGCTCTTTCTGTATGATATGAAAATATATTTTGATATAGGTGCAAACGATGGTGATTTTTGTTTCAAATGGATAGAAGAAAAAGATGTTATTGTTTATGCGTTTGAACCACAAAAAGAACTTTACGAAAAACTTTACACAAAATCTTTAGATTACGATAATTTTTTTGTATACAATATTGCAGTTAGTGATAATACGGATAAGTTAGATGGTGTAACAGGTAAAGAGTTATTTACATATGAGAATCATAGTGTAAATTCGTTATTTCCATTTTTAAAACGTGATGAATATCTTTCAGAAGAGTATGTTTTGAAAAAAATTGAATGGGTGGAGACTGTTAGGTTAGATGATTTTATACTAAAGAATAATATTGATGGTGTTGATTTTTTAAAAATTAATACTAATGGAAGTGAAGTTTCTGTTTTAAATTCTTTGGGTAATCTAATTGAACGTGTAAAGGAAATTAGAACTACATCAATTGTAAGAGGTTTTAGAAAAAGTGTTCCTTGGCCGAGTGGATGTAAAGATGATGACATACGTGATTGGATGAATACTAACAATTTTGAAATGTCAGAAAAAGATGTAGGACAATGGTATAATTGGAATTTTACAGACATGACTTTTGTAAACAAAAATTGAGGAAAAGCAATGACTATTAGTTTAAAAGAATTTATGGATTTAGAAGAATCATCAGCAGGTGATGTGTATCAAGACCATATGAAAGTAATGAAAGATTTAGCTGGTGGAATGTCATCTGCTAATTTAGCTAAGTTAGAACGAACGGTAAAAGCTTCAAAGAATAGTTTCTTAATAAAAAGATTCAATGACTTTAAGAAAGCACACCTTAAAGCAAAACAACAAGGGCAATTTTTTACAAGAGCAATAGAGATGTATAGATGAACAAATTAACTGAATGGCTTGTAAAACCTTTTATCGAAGAAGAGTTTGGTGCGCCTGAGGGAATGTTACCATCACCAAGTCAAAAAAAGATAAAAAAAGCGAAAAAAAGGCTTGACAAGACTGGTCAAAGATCCGTATATTCAGAGGTAGAAATTGGAGAAGACTTGCCTAAAATAAAAAAGGTTGTAGGCATTTATGGTGGACGGTTTCAGCCGTTTGGGCCCCACCATTTGAAAACCTACCAATGGTTGTCTAAAAGAGTAGATGATGCTTATATCACTACATCTAATATCAAACAACCACCAAGACACCCTATGAACTTCTCAGAGAAAGTTCGTCATATGGTAAAGATGGGTGTTCCTAAAAATCGTATCATAGAGGAAAGGTCACCTTACGTAGCAAAGAACGTATTGAAAAAATATGACAAAGACACTACAGCGGTTGTCTACATATTTGGTGCTAAAGATGCTGGTAGACTTAAAGGTGGTAAATATTTTCAAGACTACAAAAAGAACAAGAACAAGATGAAAGGATATGAGGATAATGGATATGTTCTTACAGCACCTCACGTATCGATAAAAATTGATGGTAATGAAGTAAGTGGCACTGTAATGAGAAACTTACTTGGTTCACCAAGTTATGAAACTAATAGAAAAAAATTATTCAAACAAGCCTTTGGTTACTTTGACCAGGGAATTTTCAATATGATGACAAATAAGTTCAAGAAATTATTTGAGTTCATTGATAATAATATTGAGAAAGTAAGAGATATTATAAAAGAGAGTAGTGTTATGGCTGGTTCTCCTGTAGATGATGGTCCTCCAACATTCCACATAAGTTTCAACGACTACAAAAGAAGTTCTAAAGTATGGATAGAAAAAACATTTGAGGATTTAGGATTTCAGGTTGTAGATTATATGATTAGTAAAGAGGCTATGGATCCTCTACTAGATTTTTCAATAAGATTAAACACAGTTCCTGCCATATCGTATGGAAACCTAAAGACACCCAAAGATGTAGCTATCGCAAAGTATAAAAAGAATATAGAGGATAGGGTGTTAAACAACATAGGTTTCGAAGTTGTTAAGTGGTTTGGGTTAAAGGATGACTTTAGTGAAACGACAGGAGTTGATGTAGCACAACCAATTCTACCTGGTAAACATAATGCAGAAAAGAATACAGATTTAAAAGAAGCATTGAATTTAGATGATGAGGTAAAGTTTCTTCTTGAGGTAGATGGTATGTTATTAGAAGAGGGAGTTAAGTTCAATAACTTTCTAAAGGATTGGTCTAAAAAAGCAAAACAACCATTATCTAAAGTTAGAAAAACAATGATGAACAAGAATACTTTTTCTATTGCTAAACTAAATGACTTTAGTGTAGACAAGGTATTAGAGAATGCTAAAAAAGGTTTCCAAGCATATCAAAAGATTTTGAATTATGTTCCTGATAAAGTAGCAAAGAAATTAGCAAAAACAAAATTAGGACAGAAGAAAGAAAAGGGATTAAAAAAATTAGATAATTTTTTACAGAAACATCCTAAACTGAAAAGGGTGATGGGTGTAGCAGCTGCAGCAGGTGTGACTTACGCTTGGACAAAGATGAGTTTCATTGGAGATCCAGAATACGATTTGGATTTATCAGATGCCGTTACTGCAGCAGCCGCTGGTGATTTCAAGATGGCTGATTTGTTTAGTGGTGAAATGGGAACAAAGTTTTTAGTTCTTACTGCTGTTGGTGCTACCACAGGTTTGACAGCACCCTACACAAAGATATTAGGTAATGTTGGAACTATGGCAGCTGGTGTTACGTTTGGAGTTATGAGAGCAATTAAAAAACGTAGACAGAAAAAAGATGGTGAGAAAAAGAAAAAAACATCTGGACCAGATACAGTAAAAAATCCAAACCCACGTGGTAGGAAGAAGATGATATCTAAACAAAGTGCAGTTAGATGGGTGTCAAAGAATAAAGGTAACAAAGCAGCACAGAAATATGCAAAAAGTCTTACAGAAGCACCAAGAGTTCCAAGAAAAAAAGGACAACATCGTGGTTCTAAATCACATTCAGATTTATACACAGACGAAAACCCAAAAGGAACAATACATGGGTTGAAGTTTGCTACAGTCAAAGATGCTAGAGCATCGGTAAGTAAAATAAAAGGTAGTGGTAAGTCTCACGCACATAAGATACAGGCAGCTGTCGCTATGGAACAAAGAGCGAGAGAGATGGGTAAGACAGCTCAAGCAGCAGTCTATCGTGCATACATCAACAAGATGAAAAAGAAAACCAAAGCAAAAAATGAATCAAAGTTGTTTACACCAGATTGGTGGACACAAGAATTAAATTTAAATCCACAAGGAAAGGAGTTACTATTAATGGGTGGAGCAGCAGGTCACATGAGTCATCCTTTTGATGACAACCATTTAACATTCGGTGATTTCAAAAATATTATCAATATGAGTTTAGAGGGAAAACTGAGTCGTGAAGATAATGTTACAGAGAAACTTGACGGACAAAACCTAATGGTGAGTTATGTAGATGGAGAACTAAGAGGGGCTCGTAATAAAGGTCATCTAAAAATGTTTGGTAAAACCTCACTAAATATAGATGGTATGAAAAGTGTTTTTAGTGGTAGGGGTGATATAGAAAAAGCATTTGTTGGTTCTATGAAAGATTTACAAAACGCAATAGGTAGACTGTCAGATAAACAAAAAGAAAAGGTATTTGGTAATGGTAGTAAATGGATGAACTTAGAAATAGTTTATCCTAAGACAGCAAATGTTATTGACTATGATGTATCAGAATTGTTCTTTCATGGTAGTGTAGAGATTCATGAAGACGGAACTGTAAAAAGTCAAGTAAGGGATAGTGCAAGAATGTTAGAGGGGATGCTTAGACAGATAAATCAGAACATTCAAAAGAGATTTAGGATATCTAAACCAGTAGTTTTAAACTTACCTAAAGTTCAAGACTTCTCTAAAAAGAAAAAATATTTTTTATCGAAGTTGAGAAAGTTGCAGACTATTTATAAACTAAAGGATAATGATACTTTGGGTATGCATCATGAGATGTATTGGAGAGAATATATCTTTAATGCTGCAAAACAACATAAGTATAGAATTCCAAGAAATGTTTTAGAACCATTAGTGAAAAGGTGGGCTTATTTTGATAAGTCATTTAGATTAGATAAAAAGACTATAAAGCACGACAAATTTTTGAGTTGGTCTAAAGGTGTTGATAAGTTTGACCATAAGAAATTAGCTTATGAAAACATAAAACCCTTTGAATTGTTATTTCTTGAGTTAGGTTCTGAAATATTAAAGAATTTAGACGGATTTTTAGCAGTTAATCCAACACAAGCAGTTCAAAAGATTAAAAGAGAGTTAAAATCTGCAATATCTTCTCTAAGAACATCAAAGGATATTAAACAAATTAGTTTGTTAAAGAAAAATCTAAATAAAATCAATGCTATAGGTGGAACGTCATCAATTGTTCCATCAGAGGGATTAGTTTTTAAGTATAATGGTAAAATGTATAAATTTACAGGAGCATTTGCACCTGTAAATCAAATATTAGGTTCATTTAAATTTGCAAGGTAAAATATGAGTTATAGTAGAGATAGTGAAAGACAAAATAAAGTCTTAGGTGATTTAATTAGTGGAAAAACACCCGAAAAAAGAGTTATGGTTGGTTATGAGGGTGACAAAGAGGTGACAACAGGTGATAAGATAGATAGACTATCTGATATCATGAAAGATGCTAGGATGCCCTGGTTTTGCCCGGCGTGTAAGAAGACGATGAAGAAACGTTTAGACAATAAGATGTGGTTATTGTATAATCATTGTTTTGATTGTCAGATTGATTTTGAAAATAAACTTCGTATTGAGGGTAAGTATGAAGAATGGGAAAATAGTAAAGTAAAGAATAATCAGAAAGCATATCTTGAAGATTTGTTAGTGGATTTGGAAGAATGGAAAAATACAAAAATTGAGTTTCAAGAACAAGTTGGAGTTCAAGATTTGGAAATGCAGAAAGAAAAGTGGACACAAAGCCAAGAACAAGTAAAAGAAATGGCTGATAAAGCAGAAGAATTTATCAGAAAAACACTAAAAGAAATAGAATAACTATTTATATATATGAAGAACCTTTACTTTAAAAAGAACAATTACTATCTCGTTCCAGGTCACACTTGTAACGAAATACATCAGGTTTTGACAGATATAAAAAGATTAGCTGAGGTATATTTGTCAGACATAGAAGATTTAGATGAAGATAGTGAAAGGTTTGAAGAAGCAATGATTATCTTTGAATTTGTAATAGACAAATTTTTAAGGATTAATGAGTTAGATTCTTTAGAGTTAGGTGGAATGAAGTCTTCAGTAACGTTTAACGAATTATTAAAATCTGCTGGTCTCAAAAGGGCTGGTAGTCGATAGGAGAATAATATGGCAACTAATATGAACCCTAGTTCATCTATGAATGTTCATCCAAGTGATTACGATCGTTTTCAAAAATTCGGACATCCTGGAAAATATAAGGGTGTGCAGACAGTTAATAATGCTACAGGTAGTTTTACAGCTTCTAATTATGGTGCAGGTGCACTTATCGTGGGAGAATCATCAACAACTGGACACGCTGATTTATCAGGTGGTGGAAGAATTAATCTTGCACATTTAACAGTTGGAACACAATATGATTTTTCACTAAAAGAAGTAGCTTGTAATGCAAAAGCAGTTTATGTGTTGATACGTAATCCAAAGATAAACTAATGGATAAGAACTTCAAAGAGATTATAAAGAAAGAATATTTAAGGTGTGCGGCTGATCCAGTTTACTTTTTAAAAAAGTATTCGTTTATTCAGCACCCAATCAAGGGAAAAATACCATTCGCTCTTTATGACTTTCAAGAGAAAACTTTAGATGAGTTTTCACAAAATAAACTTAACGTAATCTTGAAAGCACGTCAGTTAGGTATTAGCACCCTAACTGCTGGATACTCTTTGTGGATGATGACGTTTCATCAAGACAAGAATGTTTTGGTTATTGCAACAAAACAAGATACTGCAAAAAACTTGGTAACAAAGGTTCGTGTTATGCACGCAAACTTACCAAGTTGGCTAAAGCAACCTTGTGTGGAAGATAACAAGTTAAGCTTGAGTTACAAAAATGGTTCTCAAATAAAAGCTGTTTCAAGTGGTGAGGATAGTGGTCGTTCTGAAGCACTATCGTTACTGATACTTGATGAGGCAGCGTTTATTGAAAAGATTGATACGATATGGGCAGCAGCATCTCAGACGTTATCAACTGGTGGTCAATGTATTGCACTCTCAACACCAAATGGTGTTGGTAATTGGTTTCACAGAACATGGGCTGATGCTGAAGATGGATTAAATGATTTTAATTTTATCAAGTTACATTGGACTGTTCATCCTGAAAGAGAGCAAGATTGGAGGGATGAACAAGACAGATTATTAGGGCCAGCTATGGCTGCACAAGAATGTGATTGTGACTTCATCACTTCAGGACAAAATGTTATTGATGGTGTTATTTTAGAAGAAATGAAAAATACCACGTGTGTAGAACCTATCGAAAAACGTGGTATTGATAGTAATCTTTGGGTTTGGGAGCCAGCAGATTACACAAAAGATTATATAGTATGTGCTGACGTAAGTAGAGGTGACTCTACAGACTATTCTGCTTTTCATGTTATAGATTTAGAAGATTGTAGACAAGTAGCAGAATATAAAGGTAGAATATCTACAAGAGACTATGGTAATATGTTAGTGAACGTAGCTCAAGAGTATAATGAAGCACTACTTGTTGTGGAGAATAACAATATTGGATGGGCAGCAATCCAACAAATTATTGATAGAGATTATCAGAACCTATTCTACACATCAAAAGATTTAAAGTATGTTGATACGCAAAGACAGATAAGCAACAAGATTAACAGAGAAGAAAGACAGATGGTTCCTGGCTTCACAATGTCTATGAAGACAAGACCATTGGTTGTTGCAAAGTTAGAAGAATTTTTTAGAGAAAAAGCAGTTCACGTTCAATCGAATAGATTAATTGATGAATTGTTTGTGTTTATCTACAATGGACAGAAAGCAGAAGCAATGTCAGGATATAACGATGACTTAGTAATGTCTTTTGCTATGGGATTGTGGATAAGAGAAACAGCATTGAGATTGAGAGCAGAGGGTATTGAATTATCAAAAAGAGCTCTCTCAAATGTAAATGCACATCAAGGACTTTATACTCCAGACGAGAATAAGAATGATTCTTGGGTATGGGAACATGGTAAAGGTCCAAACAAACAGAAAGAGTCACTTAGTTGGCTCTTGTAAATGAGGTAAAAAATGGCTGACAAATCATTATTTGGAAGACTACAACGATTATTTTCAACAAACGTAATTGTTAGAAATGTCGGTGGTAAAAAACTAAAGATAGCTGATACAGATAAAATTCAGCATATAGCAAAGAGTAATCTTATAGATAGATTTACAAAGTTGTATTCTGGTTATGGAGCATCAGCAACTTCCGATGCAGTTCACAAAAAATCACTAAGGTTAGGTTTGTTCAAAGACTACGAATCAATGGATAGTGATGGTATCGTTTCTTCAGCATTAGATATTTACGCAGATGAATCAACAATGAAAAGTGAGTATGGTAGTGTATTAGAAATAACCACAGACAATGACAATATCAAAGCTATACTAAATAATTTATTTTATGACGTATTGAATATTGAATTCAACTTATGGCCTTGGGTTCGTAATATGTGTAAGTATGGTGATTTCTTTTTACAATTAGAAATAAATGAAAAGTATGGTATTACAAATGTATCACCACTTTCAGCATACGACGTATCACGTGTAGAGGGTCTTGATGAACAGAATCCACATTACGTTAAGTTTGTTTTAGAACAAGGTGGAGACCAACATTCAGCATATAGCACACAAAAACCTCATCAAACTGAATTAGAGAACTTTGAGGTAGCACACTTCAGATTACTTTCAGATTCAAACTTCTTACCTTATGGTAAGTCAATGATTGAACAAGGTAGAAAAGTTTGGAAACAATTATCCCTTATGGAAGATGCTATGATGATACATAGAATCATGAGAGCACCCGAAAAAAGAGTTTTCCAAATAGACATTGGAAACATTCCACCGAATGAAGTCGACAACTATATGCAAAAAGTTCTAAATAAGATGAAGAAAACACCTATTATCGACCAAGCAACGGGTGAATATAACTTAAAGTATAATATGCAAAATATTACTGAAGACTTTTTCTTACCTGTTCGTGGTGGAGATAGTGGAACAAGAATTGAATCCTTACCAGGTTTAAGTTACGAAGCAGTAGAAGACATAGAATATCTAAAGAATAAAATGTTAGCAGCACTTAGAGTTCCAAAAGCATTTCTTGGATATGAAGAATCACTTGGTAGTAAAGCAACACTTGCAGCAGAGGATGTAAGATTTGCAAGAACTATTGAAAGAATACAAAGAATCACTGTATCTGAGTTGACAAAGATAGCTATTGTTCATTTGTATTCACAAGGTTATCAAGACGCAGACTTAGTTAACTTTGAATTAAATCTTACAAATCCATCCACAATCTATGAAACTGAAAAGGTTGAATTGTGGAATAGTAAAACACAATTGGCATCTTCAATGTTACAAGATGGTATAGTTTCTACAGAATGGATTTATAAGAATGTATTTAATT